TCCAGCATGACGCTTGATGATGGCTCAGAAGTCTCTGTCAAGCAGACCTACGGGGCATCTATCCTCGTAGATAATCGTCCCAAAGCATATCAATGGCTCCGTGACAACGGGTTCGGCGACATCGTTAAGAACACCGTCTCATGCTCGTTTGGCATGGGCGAAGACGAAAAGGCTGAGCAGTTCCGTGAGATTGCGGAAGAGCGCGGCTATCTTGCTGAGCAGGATACGTCTGTGCACTCGTCTACCTTACGCGCTTGGGTTAAAGAGCGTGTGGAAAACGGAGACGACTTCCCTATGGAGCTTTTCGGTGCGTATGTGGGACAACGAGCCATCATTAGGAGGAAAAAATAATGGCCAGCAAAAAGAACGAAGTGGCAGAGACCAAGTCTGCTGAAGTAATCGCTTTCGACCCGACTATGTTTGAGGACGATGCCGGTTCCGGTTTGGAAAACATGGGCGCAGAAGATCTTGCGCTGCCGTTCCTGAAAATTTTGGGCGGCATGAGCAAGGAGCTCGACGTATTAGAAGACGCCCGCAAAGGTGACATTTACAATACCGTCACTGGGCAGGTTCTAAGGGGCAAGGACGGCATCAAGGTCATCCCGTGTGCCTACCAGCGTCGGTTCATCCAATGGGCCCCTTTGGGCGAAGGTACGGGCGCTCCCGTGGCCATCTTCCTTCCGGGCGAAGCTATGCCCAAAACCGAGCGGTCTACTGAAGACAACCGCGAATACGTGCAAGATGGGTCTGGGCACTACATCGAAGAAACCCATCAGCACTATGTCATCGTCCTGCACGAGGACGGTGCTGCTGAAACTGCGCTGCTCGCCATGAAATCTACGCAACTGAAAAAGTCGCGTAAATGGAACAGCATGGTTTCGTCGCTGACGATGCAAGGGAAAAACGGGCCGTTCACCCCGCCTCGCTTCAGTCATGTGTATCACCTCAAAACCCAGCTTGAGGAGAACTCGAAAGGTAGCTGGCACGGTTGGGAAATGAGCCGTGTGGGCCCTGTCGAAGACATGACGACTTACAACCGAGCCAAGGAATTTGCCAAGAGCATTGCCGCAGGCGAAGTGGTTGTGAAGCATCAGGACGAGTCCGGCGTCGGGGATATCAACCCGGACGACGTACCGTTCTAAAAAGTCGAGGCGGTAGGGGCGCACGGGCCTCTGCCGTCTCGTCCTTTTTGGGGAACATCATGTCAGTAGAAAAGTTTTCAGCCATATTCGATGGGCTTAAATTAGCGTATGGCACATATAAAATAGAGAAAACACAAGCTAACGGTAAGAACACCGGACGAGCAGCCATTATACGCGAACCGCGGACCACGGCCCTGTGGGAGGGGCACCTGTCCGGCAAGGGGCGCGGCATTGGTGTTATCCCGATCAACGAGGATAACAAATGCGTCTGGGGCTGTGTTGACGTTGACCAATATCCGCTCGACCACAAAGTGCTGGTCGAAAAAATCCGCAAGCTCAAGCTGCCTCTCGTCGTCTGCCGCTCTAAGTCTGGCGGCGCACACTGCTTTCTGTTTACGACCGAGTGGGTAGACGCCAAGGACATGCAGGCGACCCTGCAACAGATATCCGCAGCGCTGGGCTATGGCGGCAGTGAAATCTTCCCAAAGCAGATCAAGCTCAACCTTGAACGCGACGACGTGGGCAACTTCCTGAACCTGCCGTACTACAACGCAGAAGACGGGCTGCGCTATGCCATCAAAGACGACGGCACCTCTGCCACATTGAAAGAGTTTATAGAGCTATATGAGGCGCACAAGCAGACGCCGGAACAAATAATGGCCCTGCAAGTGGGTGATCCGGAAGAAGTGTCGCCTATGAAAGATGGGCCGCCATGCCTTCAGTTCCTGCTCAAAAACAAAATATCTGAGGGTGGGCGAAACAACGGCCTGTTCAACATCGGCGTCTATCTGCGTAAGGCATACCCGGATAGCTGGGAGTCCGAGATCCTGACATACAACATGCAGTATTTGGAGCCGCCGCTGCCTCTGAGCGAGGTTAACATTGTAGCCAAGCAGCTTGAGAAGAAGGACTACGCTTACCGCTGTAGCGACAGCCCAATCAACGCGCATTGCAACAAAGAGCTCTGTCAAACACGCAAGCACGGCATCGGCGCAGCCATTCAAGGCGCAGCGATTGCGAACCTGCGCAAATACAACTCCAACCCGCCGGTCTGGTTTTTGGACGTCAACGGCGAGCCGCTAGAACTTGATACTGAAGGTCTGATGAGCCAGACATCCTTTCAGAAATGTTGCATGGAACAACTGAACTTCATGCCCCGCACTGTTAGTAAGCAGGTCTGGGAAGGTCGTATCGGCGGCCTAATGAACGAAATGCGGGACAATGAGAGCGCCATCATAGATGTCGCCGAAGACGCCAGCATAAGTGGCCAGTTCTACGATTATCTGGAAGAGTTCTGCGCTCATATGCAAAAGGCCAACGACAAGGAAGAGATACTGCTCAAGCGCCCGTGGACGGATGAGGAGAATAACACCACGCTTTTCCGGCTAAAAGACTTTGAAGGCTTTCTGAAGCGCAACAAGTTCTTTGAATACAAGACGCACAAGATCGCTCAGCGCTTACGAGACATGGGTGCACAGAGCCGCTTGATGAAAATTAAGGGTAGGCCCGTGCGTGTTTGGGAGATCACGGCCTTTGACTCTGTAGACGTCGAGATCAACACGCCAACTTTTGGTAATAGCAACAACAGTGGGGAGGCACCCTTTTGATGAAGAGCCGTGACCTTTACATACATGAGCAACGGGTGGTGGCGCTTCGCACCTACCAGTCAATCGCAGAAGAAATGGACCTGTCCCGCCAACGGATCAAGCAGATTGTCGTGGCCGTTTCACAGCACATTCAGTGGATGCAGAGCGTAGATGAGCCCCGAAAAATGTGTGATCTCGTTCTGCCTCGACGTATCCGTAACTGCCTCAAAAACGAGGGCCTGTTCGACCTGACATTTGAAGAGTTCATCGACTACAGCAAAAAGAAAAACCTTGGGGATATACCGAACCTCGGCAAGGGCAGCCTTGAACTGCTGGAGTTGAAACTTACAGAGGCGACCAATGGACACTAAAATCTTCCGCATATACGGGCCGCCCGGCACCGGCAAGACAACGGCGCTACTTAACAAAGTAGATGAGGCTCTGTCGTCCGGCGTTGACCCCATGCACATCGGCTACTTTGCCTTTACCCGGCAGGCGGCCAACGAAGCGGTAGAACGTGCCTGTAAGCGCTTCAATCTGGAGCCCACACAACTGCCGTGGTTCCGCACACTACACAGCTTTGCACTACGCCTGTCTGGCATACGCCAAGAGCAGGTGATGCAAACCGAGCACTACAAAGAGCTTGGACATGCCATCGGCTTCGATCTGACAGAAGGTGGCAAAAACATGAGCACTGACGACGCGTTCGATCTGACCAAAAACGACAACCCGGTAATCAGTCTGCTGAACCTAGCTCGGCTCCGTAAGGTGCCGCTGCGGGAGCAGTATGACCTAAGTAACATGGACATGGACTGGAACCGGGTGAAGTACATAGCTGACAGCCTGCAAGAATATAAAAACCGGTTTCAGCTATATGACTTCACAGACATGCTGGAGGTCTTCGTCCGTGAAGGCGCACAGTTCTGTCCCCGTTTGGCCATCACATTTATTGACGAGGCGCAGGACTTGTCGCCTCTGCAATGGGACGTCGCGCACATATTGGAACAACACTCCGACCGCATCTACTGCGCTGGCGACGACGACCAAGCGATCTACCGCTGGGCCGGTGCAGATGTAGAACATTTCATCAACCTGAACGGCGGCTACGAGGTGCTGGAGCAATCCTACCGCGTCCCGGGGTCCGTCCACCCTCTAGCTGAGCGTGTGGCCAAACGCATCAATCGCCGCGTCCCAAAGACCTACCTGCCGCGCAAAGACCCGGGGATGGTGGAGCGCATCCCAGATGTCAGCTACATAGATTTCAGTAAGGGGTCGTGGCTCGTGCTAGCGCAAGCTGGATACTTCTTGGCACCCGTCACACAAGATCTCAAAAGCCGGGGCTACCTGTACAGCTATCGGGGCCGGAGGTCGATCTCCGAAAAGCTTAGCGAAGCCATCAACGGCTGGGAGCAAATGAGAAAGGGACGTAGGATCACAGGCTTGGCTGCACGAGCCGTGTATAGTTATATGTCTGTCGGCGAGCGGGTCAAGCGCGGATTTAAAAAACTGCCCGGGCTAGATGACGACGACACCGTCTCGCTCGAGGAACTGATCGCGCATCACGGCCTTATGGAACTGGTGCACATCAGGGGCACCCCACGCATCGAAGAAAACATCAGAGACTGCATCTGGCACGAAGCTATGGACAAGCTGCCCAGCGCCGACCGTGCGTACATCACGGCACTTTTGCGTAGGGGAGAAAAGTTTAATGCAACGCCCCGGATAGAGTTGTCCACGATTCACGGCTCTAAGGGCGGTGAGGCCGATAACGTCGTTCTGTTTACCGATCTATCCCCCGCGGCACAGAAGGCCGCTGAACAGGCTCCTGACGACCTTCACAGGGTGTTTTATGTGGGCGTCACGCGCACTAAGGAAAACCTGTATTTAGTGTATCCCGAAGATGACAATAGGAGCTATTTCGTATGACAATGAACCGCAAAGAGATACTTAAAAAGGCAGAGACCCTAATCAGTGGCCAACGGGCCCAAGACTACGGCGAGGGTTACGAAAACCATGAGCGCATAGCCAAGATCTGGTCTGTGCTTCTGGATAAAGAAGTTACTGTCTCGCAGGTCTACCAGTGTATGGTTGCAGTTAAGCTGTCGAGGCTTATAGTGACGCCAGATCACGAAGACAGTTGGGTCGATATCTGCGGATATAGCGCACTCGGGGGAGAAGGTAATGGCCTTGCAGATGACAATGTTCGCACCAAAAAGTGAGTGGGTGCCACCAGCTGAACTGCCAGACATCTTCAACGCCAAGCAAATCGCCATCGACGTAGAAACCCGCGACCCCAACATCAAGTCCAACGGCCCCGGCTGGCCAACCGGCGACGGTGAGGTGGTCGGCTATGCTGTCGCCGTAGCGGACTGGGCAGGCTACATTCCGATCCGACATCTGGGCGGCGGCAATCTGGACGAGCGCATCGTCAACAAGTGGCTGAAGAAAGTATTCGAGTCCCCCGCCGACAAGATCATGCACAACGCACAATATGATGCGGGCTGGATCCGCCGCATGGGCTTCACGCTCAACGGGCGCATCATCGACACCATGCTGATCGCATCCCTGCTAGATGAGAACCGGTTCAGCTACAGCCTCAACGCGCTCTGCTATGACATGCTCGGCAAGATCAAACACGAGAAGACCCTGCAAGAGGCCGCACGAGAGTTTGGCCTCGACCCAAAAGCTGAGATGTGGAAGATGCCCGCCATGTATGTCGGGCCCTACGCGCAGAATGACGCCGAGATCACACTGGACCTGTGGAACCACCTGTCCACACAACTGACCAAAGAAGACCTCTGGCCAATCGCAAACCTTGAGCTAAAGCTTCTGCCGTGCCTAATCGACATGACATGGCGCGGGGTACGCATAGATCAGGACCGAGTCGAGCGCACACGTAACCATCTGATCAAAGAAGAGAAGGCAACACTGGCCCGCATTAAAAGCATAGCTGGCGGTGACGTCGAGCTCTGGGCGGCAGCATCCATAGCCAAGGCATTTGATAAGCTAAGCATCTCATATCCAAAAACGGAGCGCGGCGCTCCGTCCTTTACCAAATCTTTTCTGGCAGACCACCCGCACGAAATCGCACAACTTATTGTCCGCGCCCGTAATCTCAACAAAACGAGTGGTACGTTTATCAACACAATTATGAAGCACTGCCACAAAGATGGCCGTATTCACGCACACATCAATCAGATCAGGTCGGACGACGGCGGAACTATTTCAGGCCGCATATCAATGTCCAACCCCAACCTGCAACAGATCCCGGCCCGCGACCCTGAGCTCGGGCCCATGATACGCAGCCTGTTCCTGCCGGAAGAAGGTGAGCAGTGGGCGGC